CGCACTTCCGCTAAATCGTATCTAACCCAACCTAAACGGTAGACATTTTGAGACAACGTGGCAGGAACTCGACGGCATCGATGATCGTCGCCTCTCCTCTGGAGATTGTTGATCGACCGCAACCGCCGCGCGAGTTGAACGACGAGGAGCGGCGGGTTTGGATTGCCGTGACGGCGGCGGAACCTGCCGATTGGTTTACCGAGTCGACGCTTCCGCTGCTGATTCAATATTGCCGCCATGTCGTTCAGGCGCGGCGGGTGGCTGAGCTCATCGAGCGGGCGGCCTCTGAGCCTGAGTTGGATGTGAAAGACTATGACCGGCTCCTGGCGATGCAGGACCGGGAGAGTCGGGCGCTGGCGACGCTCGCTGGCAAGATGCGTGTCAGTCAATCAGCGGTGATCAACCATCGTGCAAACAGGAAAGCGAAAGCGATCGTCAAGCCGTGGGACTCCGAAGAGCCGCGGCGATCTCAACATTGACTGGATTCAGGATCACTGCCGCATTCCCGAGGGCGTGGATGTAGGCAAGGCGGTCCGGCTCAGGGAATGGCAGAAGGCCAACATCCGCCGGATCTATGACAACCCGGCCGGGACGCGGCGGGCGATTATTAGTTTCGGCCGCAAGAACGCCAAGACGACGTTTGCCGCGTTTCTGCTGCTGCTGCATATCTGCGGACTGGAAGCAAAACCGAACTCGCAACTGAACAGCGCGGCGCAATCGAAGGATCAGGCCGCTATTCTGTTCAAGCTGGCGGCGAAGATTGTCCGGCTATCGCCGACGCTGCTGCCGGTTTGCGTAATCAGGGACACGATCAAGGAAATCGGCTGTCCCGAGCTTGGCACGCTCTACAAGGCGCTGAGCGCGGATGCGGCGACCGCTTACGGGCTATCGCCGGCGTTCATAGTTCACGACGAACTCGGCCAGGTGAAAGGACCGCGCTCGGAGCTTTACGATGCGCTGGAGACGGCGGTCGGCGCGCACGCCAATCCGCTGTCGATCATCATCAGCACGCAGGCACCGACAGATGCAGACCTGCTGTCGGTGCTGATCGACGATGCCAACGCGGCGCACGATCCGCGTGTGGTGTTGAGCCTCTATACGGCAGACGAGAAGCTCGACCCGTTCGGCGAGGAGGCAATCCGGGCCGCCAATCCGGCTTTTGGCGACTTCCTGAACGCTAAGGAAGTGCTGGCGATGGCGGAGGATGCGCGGCGCATGCCATCGCGCGAGGCCGAGTATCGCAACCTCGTCTTGAATCAGCGGGTCGAGGTGAGTAGTCCCTTCATCTCGCGCACGACATGGGACGCTTGCCGCGGCGAGGTGCTCGACAACTTCGAGGGCCTGCCGGTCTATGGCGGGCTCGACCTGTCGGCGACCGCCGACTTGACGGCGCTGGTGCTGATGGCGCCGCACGAGGGCAGGTTTCATGTGAAACCGACCTTCTGGCTGCCGCAAGAGGGGCTGCGGGAGAAGGCGGCGCGCGATCGCGTGCCATATGATTTGTGGCAGCGTGAGGGGTTCCTAGAGACGACTCCGGGCCGGTCGGTCGAATACGAGTTTGTTGCCGAGTACCTGCGCGGTGTTTTCGACCGCTACGATGTCCAGGCGCTCGGCTTCGACGACTGGAACTACCGGCACCTGAAACCGTGGCTAATCCGTGCGGGTTTCCCGGAAGATGAGCTTGAAGCGAAGTTCATTCCGATCCGGCAGAACTACAAGGAAATGTCGCCGGCACTGCGCAGTCTCGAAAGCGCGTTGCTCGAGCGCAAGCTGGTGCATGACGGGCATCCGGTGCTCGCCATGTGCGCCGCGAATGCCGTGGTGGTCAGCGACGGCAAGGACAACCGCATGCTGACCAAGCTGAAGAGCCGCGGCCGCATTGACGGCATGGTGGCGCTGGCGCTGGCGCACGCGGTCGCCGGCACATACGAGGCGCCGCCGGTGCTCGACATCATGGCGCTCGCCGCCTTCGCATAGAAAGGGATTTCCGCATGCCGCTTACAGTCATCAACGGGCCGGTGATCGCGGCCGGCGAAAGCCTGTCGGATGGAATTGATCTCGCCGGCGGGCAGCTCGTGCGGATCACCGCGCCGGAGGATTGGGGCGGGAACAATATCAGCTTCCAGATTTCCAGCGACGGCAACGGATACAATGATCTTTACACGGCGCGCGGTGACGAAGTGATCATTCCTTGCGGCGCCGGGCGGGCGATCGTGATCGACGATCGCTGGTGGAAAGCTATCGCGTTCCTGAAAATCCGCTCAGGCACTTCCGAGGCTCCCGATCCGCAGACAGACCGCCAAGAGTTCGCGGTCGCGGTGTGGTCTGACGCTCCCGCCTCATAGGGGAAATCTCAAATGACGCTCTACCGCACGACGGTCTCGGCCGGCGAGGGGATGGATTTTGTCCTTTCGGATGGCACGCTTGACAGGCATGGCACGCGCATCAACCCGCGCGGCTGGGAGGTTGGCAAGTACTTGCCGGCGCTGTTCGGCCATGCCGGCATCCCTATTGGCCAATGGGAAAATGTCAGGGTCGAGGGCGAGCGCTTGCTCGGCCGATTGGCGATGGCGGCGAAGGGGACGAGCGCGCGCATCGACGAGCTGCGCTCCCTAGTCGAGCAGGGAATACTACGCGCCGTCAGCGTCGGCTTTGAAGTACTCGACTACGGCAAGCCGGGGCAGACTGAGTTCGACATTGAGCGGCAGAGCCTTGTCGAGGCGAGCCTCGTCACCATCCCGAGCAACCCAAACGCTCTCGCGCAAGCTCGTGCGCTGAATATCTCCGAATCTACCCTTGGCCTGGTCTTTGGCGAGCAAGCCGCAAGACAGGCGAAGTCTAACGGCGGGCACGCCGCGACATCTCCTGTGAAAGCAACGAAAATGGACATCCTCTCAACGCGCATTGAAACTGCGCAAGCTGACCTGAACGCGGCGCGCGATGCACTGACCGCACATCTCAAGGACGACAACGCCGACACCGAGCAGACCAACGTCTTCAGCACCGCGATCAAGGAGCGGGCGGAAAAGCTTCAGTCGCTGGAGAATGCCGAAAAGGCGATGGCGGTGCGGGCTGTCGAAACCGCGCCGGCGAAAGCGGAGCTTCCGAAGCGCAAGCCGCTCGGCGTGTCGCTGAAGGAAACTGCGCCGCAGGAACACTTCATCCGCGCCGCGAGCGTGCATCTCCTCTCCTACATGACACGCCAGCCGCTCGAGCAGGTGCTCGAGCAGCGTTACGGCGAATATCGCGACTACGAATACACGCAGATCATGACGCGCGCCGCGGTGGCGGCGGCAACGACCACGACGGCCGGCTGGGCGGCTGAGCTGGTGCAGACGGCGACGACGGAATTCCTGAGCAATCTGAATGCCGACGCGGTGTTCCCGCGCCTGGCAGCGCTCGGGACTCAAATGAGTTTCGGGCCGAATGCCGGGGCTATCAAGATCCCCTCGCGAGCCACCACGCCATCGATCGGCGGCTCGTTCGTGGCGGAAGGCGGCGTTATTCCGGTTCGGCGTCTCGGCCTGACTTCAATCACGCTGACGCCGCACAAGATCGGCGTCATCTCGGTGTTTACGCGCGAGATCATGCGCTACAGCAACCCGACGATCGAGAGCATCGTTCGCGAGGCGATCAACGAGGATACGCAGATCATGATTGACTCGCTGTTGCTCGATGCGACGGCGAGCTCGGCAACGCGGCCGGCCGGTCTGCTGTTCGGCGTATCGGCAACGACGGCATCGGCGGCCTCTACCGCCTATGCGAAAATCCTGGCCGATCTGAAGGCGCTCTCCTCGCCGTTCTACGCGGTGAACGCCGGCCGCCGGCTGGTGTTGCTGCTCAATCCTGCCAACGCGCTTGAACTGTCGATGGCGCCAGGGCCGGACGGGACGTTCGGCTGGGTTAACGGGATAACCCAGCGGTTTACGATCCTTGAGAGCACCAATGTCACCCTGAACAAAGTGATCATGATCGATGCGGCAGATCTGGTCTCGGTGCTCGGAGCGCCTGAGTTCGAGCTATCCGAGCAGGCGACGCTACACATGGAAGACACTACGCCGCTCGCCATCGGCACTGCCGGCTCGCCTAACACGGTCGCGGCTCCGGCCTCGTCCATGTTCCAAGAGGCGAAGGTCGCGCTGCGTATGCTGCTCGACGCCAACTGGGCCATGCGGCGAACCGGCATGGTGCAATACATCACGACGGTTAGCTGGTCATAAGCTGACAACGAAAGGAGCCGCACAATGGCTGCGACAAAGGCAATCGGAACCGACGACAAGCGCGAGTGGAAGCCGGGCGAAACGCGCACCTACGAGGAAGCGCTGAACGCGCCGCCCGAGCCGGCAACGCCGACGCAGGAGGAGCTTGACGCGATGAAGACGGGCGAGGAAATCGAGCCGCCTCCGCCGGAGGGCGAGACGGCCGAAGCAAAGGCCAAGCGCGAAGAGAACGCGCGCAAAAAGCGTGAGGAGCGCGAGGCCAAGGCTGCGGCAGATCAGCAGGCGAGCTATCAGACGCGCAATGCCTAACTGGCTGTCGCGTGTATTCAAGCCTTCGGCGGTGCGAGCCGCCGAAGGTGCCTACAGGCCAGGCCCGTATATGCTTTCCGACGGCTGGCTGCCGGCCGGTTCGGCCTGGAATTTTTGGCAACAGGGTATCAATCCGCAGCCCTATGGCGAAGCCTCGGCGATGGTCGAGGCGTGCGTCTCGGCCTATGCGCAGACAACCGCCATGTGTCCTGGCGACCATTGGCGGGCGCTCGATAATGGCGGGCGCGAGCGGGTGACGAGCTCGGCGCTGTCGCGCATCCTGCGGCGGCCAAACGACTACATGACGATCTCCGACTTCCTGATGAATATCACGCGCCGCCTCTACACGCGCGGCGAGGCGTTCGCGGTGGCGATCCGCAGCGACCGCGCCGAAATCACCGAACTGCATTGGCTGCGCGACGGTCAGGCGCAGATCGGCGAAGACGGCTCGATATTCTACAGCCTGCGCGGCAATGAGGTTCTGGAACAGCGCCTCGATATGTCGGTGCCGGTCCCGGCGCGCGACGTGCTGCATGTGCGACTGCATACGCCGAAGCATCCGCTGAAGGGCGTCTCGCCGATCCTGGCGACGACGCTCGAGCTGGCGATGAACGGCGCCGCTCTCAATCAGCAAGTCCAATTCTATCTCAACCAGGCGCGACCGAGCTTCATCCTGGAGACCGACGAAAAGCTCACCAAGGAGCAGATGGAAATTTTCCGCAACTTCTGGCGCGAGCAGACCAGCGGCGCGAATGCCGGCGGAACGCCAATCCTGAATTGGGGGATGAAGGCGAAGGAAATCACCAAGTCAGCAAGCGACGGGCAGCTCGCCGACATGCTGAAGATGAGCGATGCCAATGTCGCGCTGGCGTTCCGCGTGCCGCTGCCGGTGCTCGGCGTCGGCGGCACCACGTTCGCCTCGACCGAGCTGCTGATGCAGTCGTGGATCGCCTCGGGGTTGGGCTTCTGCCTTAACCACATTGAGGAGGCATTCGGCCAACTGTTCCGGCTGAAGGGCTGGCCGGATGAGTACCTCGAGCTCAACACCGCGGCGCTGCTGCGCTCGGCGCATCGCGAGCGCATCGAGGCGTTGGCGCGCGGCGTGATCTCGGGAATCTTCTCGCCGGATGAGGCGCGGGCCTCCGAAGATTTGCCGGCGGTCGAGGGCGGGCACGGCGCAATGCCGAGGGTGCAGCAACAGGTCGTGCCGCTGTCGTTCGGGACGGACATGAAACCGCCCGACCCGAACAAGCCGGCGCCTGCGGCGGATCAACCGCCGCCGGACAATCAGAGCGATGGCCAGGATGCACAACGCCAATATTATTCCGCTGAAATCATCGATGCCGCCGCTAACGAGCTCATCGACTACGCCGCAACTCTTCACTGAGGCGCTGCGGCGGGCGCTCGCCATTGTCGTTGCGCGGTCGCAAGCCGATCTGGAATTGGTGCGCGAGCGTGCCGATGCGATCGTTGCGGCGGCTAATGCGCGCGTGGCCGAGACCGAGGCGCGTATTGCTCGACTGGAGCAGAGCGTCGCCGACCGCCTGGCCGCGGTGCGTGACGGCGCCGACGGCAAGGACGGCGAACGCGGGGAGCCGGGCGAGCGCGGCTTGCCTGGGGACAAGGGCGAGCCTGGGTGCGCCGGCAGGGATGGCCGGTCGTTCGCCATACGCGGCACATGGCTGGAGTCCGAAACCTACTGCGAGCTCGACGTCGTGGCGTTGAACGGAGCGTCATTTGGTGCCAGGCGCGATGATCCGGGGCCATGTCCCGGCGACGGCTGGCAACTGATCGCGGCGCAGGGCAAGCGCGGCAATGCCGGCGAGCGCGGCGCGTCGGTGAAGGGCGAGCGGGGGCCGCCCGGCGTGCCGCCGGCATCGATTGCCGTCGATGACGACGGCATGTTGACGTTGACCAACGCGGACGGCTCGCGCGTGACGTGCGATCTCTATCCGCTGCTGTCGAGGCTGACGTGATGAAGCTCATCACGCCTGCAACGCCTGTCGTCAGCTTTGCCGAGGCTGACCAACATCTTCGCCTCGATGGCGACACAAGCCAGCAAGCCTATGTGGAGGGGCTCGTCGCCGCGGCGACGGCGCACCTCGAGATGGTGACTAACCAGGCGTTCGGGGCGCAGACGTGGGAATACACGCTGGACACGTTTCC